TGTTTATCTGGCATGGATGTAGCAGGATTAATGTGAACAATTTGAAAACCGCAAGCACCAACTTTTTTATTATTTTCCATAAAATATAAAAAATTTCTTAACCAATTTTGAGAAACCGAAATGTCGTCATTAAAAAGTACCATATAGGAAATGTCTTTGAAGTGATTTGTAAGTGAATTCCAAGCCGCAGGTATTCCCAAATTTGTTTCGTGTTGAATAAAATCTGTACCAAAACGCAGTGCTAATTCACGCACACCCTCTCTCTTCTCAATATCTTTTGTACCATCATCAAGAATTACAGTTTTCACTTCACAATTTAAACTATCATCTTTATAAAATTCCAGCGAAGTAAGTAGTTGTTCCAACCTACTAACAGAATTATATGTTGGTGCCCCAATCCCAATTTTAATCTTTTCAGCCATACATTCTCCTATTTATTCTAGGGTTTCTTTTTCTAATATTTCAATATTTTCTTTCAAGTATTTTGTGACTTTGATAAATCCTTCACTCTCATTTTTTTCTGAAAATCCCCTAAATTTACATCTTGTAGGATAAACTTCTTTTAACACTTTATTCTCATCATAATCAAATACTAACGCCCAACCAAATAGATGTAATGTTCTATTAATAAACCAAAGCAAACCTAGATCTCTGAATTCTCCCCATGTTTTTCTTTCAATCATATTATTTTCAGCCATACATCTCCCTATTTAGCATACAAATCTATATGCTTCTGCGCTGTTAAATCCCAATTATTGTTTTCAACATATTTATTCGCGTTATTCACTAATTGTTCAGCCAACATTTTATTATTTAATACTTGTTTTATTGGTTCAATCATAGAATTCTTGTCTAAATTATCTATTTTTAAAACTTCATTGATTAAGTCACAGAAAGCTATTGTATTATTCACAATTATCGGTTTTTGCACGCGAAACAAAGTCTTTACTGCTGCTGAAATTCCACCACCAACTGGTGAATCATGATAATTTAAAACAAACATATCAGCACATTGTAAAATATCAAGTAGTTTACTCTCTTCTAAATATTCCCGAATTATCATAACTCTATTAGATAATCCTTGACGTTCTATAAAATTAAAGAACATTTCATCATAACTACTACTACCAAATTCATGTTTTGGGCAAACTAACAATGCTAAAATATTGGGATACTCATTTTCTAAATTTTTAATTGCTAATAAAAAATCTTGAAATCCTTTTTGATCACGTAAAAATCCAAAAGAACCAATTATTGGAGTCCTATTACTTATACCAAGATTTTTCTTTGTAATATTTATTTTATCTATATCAATTTCATGTTTACTTCCACACCCCATAGGTATTACTTCTATATTGCATGTTTTTGGCATAACTATATTCTTTTGTTCACTAAAACGTTGCTCTAATTTAGTTTTAAATTCAGCAGAATGCACAATCAAATCATCTAGATGCGTTAATAAAATTTCATTATAAGATGATAGACCAACAGCTAATGAGTGCATAGTTAGAATGGTCTTAACTTTCATTGCATTAAGTTTCTCTAAAAGTTTAGCCAAAACATCTTTGTTCTTAAAGAAGGAGTGCTCGTGTTCGATATGAATTATGTTATACTTACCTTGCTCAACTATTTCGGGTATCTGACTATATTCATAAGAACCAAATGTCGTTATTGTTTTCCCTTTATTTCGAATCGCATTAACTAATGAATTTGTATATTCGGCTATACCACAATGCGTACCAAAACTTGGAATAACTATTAATGGATTTATATCTTTAATCTTTACTTTCTCATGTATAAAATTAAATTCTTTTTTATTGGAAACTCGATCTATGCATTGCATAAATAAATTCGCGGTTCTATCCCAAGTTAACACATCGGTAAACTTCTTTGATTTTTCAGATATATAATTATAAATTTTTTTATCTGATTTAAAATCTTGATATAACATGTTTAAGTTATCTACGATGTCTTGTTTTGACACTAACGCGCGCCTAATGCCATTAAAACCATACATATATCCAGCCACCTTAAGCTTGATTCCACCCCCTTGATTCAATAACTCTGGCACTGATGCATAATCTGTGGCCATAACTGGCGTACCAACAGCCATCGCTTCTAGTGTTGGCATTGATAGCCCTTCACCTATGCTTGTATTAATACTTACTGCAGCCAAATTATAAATTAAATTTAACTTTGTGTCTGTCATGCCTTTTGACGGGCCTGCTTCTTTAGTGATCGCTACTTTTTTATTTAAATCAAACATTTTAACAAAATCCCATAAATCATATCCACATGAATCTTCAGGATCTGTAATCAGCATCAAGAATGGATCTTCTTTATCTTTAGTAAAATCTCTAAATGCTTCTAATGTTAATGGAATATTTTTACGATCTGTATTTTGATTTATATTTATAACTAAAAATGATTTCTCAATGTCAAAAGGAAGTGAACTGTCTTTAATGTTATGTGTAATTGGTTTAAAAACATTTTTATCAACCCCAGGATAAATAACATTAGCTTTAATTCCCGAGAATTTTAATATTTCTTGTTGTCCAAACTGAGAAAAAACATTAATATCATCAGCATAATCTAGCAGTGATTTCCAAGATGGATGCAAATGCTCACCATCAATTGTTAACCATAATATCCATTTAAATTTTTTGTTCTTTTCTTTATATTCTCTGATCAGCTGATGTATTTGATGAAAATTCCAAATATCACCAATAGATATTAAAATATCTGGATTACTATCTAATAAAATACTTGCTAATTGTTTATTTTCATTTTCAGATCCCTTCTGTAGTGGATAAATAAAATAAGGTAACTCATGCCGTTTACCTCTATAGTGCCATGCGGCATAAGTTACCTCAAAATCATGCTCTTCCTTTAAATTGTTGAGATGGGTTTTATTGTATAGTCGTTTTGCTAATTCTCTACCACAACGCCCAAGACCAGAATATACTAATGGTGAATCAGTATGAATTAAAACTTTCATCTCAACTCCTTCTATCAATCAATCTAATTATTTAATTAATTTGTAAAATTATTATACTCCTTTTTAATCCATTTGTCAAGTATTATTTTTAAATCTCTCCCGCTATGCGCGATTCAATCAAATCAAGCATTTGCTTGTTCAACTTCATTTGCTCTGCTTTAGCGTAAATTTTTGCCAAGGTGTCTTTAGAATACATAACATTTTTAATTTCATTCGCGATAAATGGTACTGGTTTATTAAATAGGTTGTCTATTTGATCTTCAGATAAATCAAGAAGTTTTTCATATCTAACATTTTCACCGTCCGAATCGACTTCACAAATACGCTCTTCTTTTAATAATCTTATACGTTCATTAGTTTCTAACTCTGGACATTCTTCGCCAGGTCCTAAACGGACTGCATTTTTTGATTTACCATCTTTACCACGATAAGCAAAACTTTGTATAATTCTATATTTCTTTGCCATATACATCTCCTTTAGAGTAGACAACGGGACAACCCGTCAATATATAACTAATTGGCGTAATTGTCCCGTTGGATTGTTTTGTTTTAAATTTTCGAATCATTTTCATTATAAATTAATGCTATATCTTAATCTACTTCAATAACATTAGCTGTTATAGAAGGATTGGTATATGCACCAGTAGTTAACTGATAAGCAACACCTGCTCCTCTCATTACAACTAAAGCTTCAAGCCAATGGATATAATCAGCATCAATTATTGGATATTTTGGATCATAGCTACCAGGTGTCAAAATTAAACCTTTGGCAGAAGGATTCTTTTTCTGAATATATCTGCAAGGCTTATCTTCACCAGTTGCTGGAGTGCCCATAACTATTAAATAGTCTGTTGGCATCCATTCGGTAACTTTCCAATTAATACCTAATAATCTACCAGCGAAACCGTCAATAGATACACCATCAACAACAGGATTTGCTAATCCATTTGTACCTACAGAAGTACCAGTCCAACCAGCAAGATCTTCAATATTTTTCACCATATCAGAGTTCATAAATCCAATGATGTTTCCACCACCAAAACCATGTTCCCTAAGATGTAGTTTCATCGCTGTTATTGTTGCTAATGTAATTGTTGCTGAACCTGCAGACACGTAATGCGAATGTGTAGCTGCAAAGGTATTAGCACCAAATGTTGGCGGTAATGTCATCTTCTCATTCGCAGAAAATGAACCACTAAAAAAACCACCTGAAGTTAACAACTCTGACAAAATAATCACTGTCTGTAAAGCCCTGTCTCTTGCAACGGCTTTTGCAGCCATGCGACCAATTTCTTCAGCACTTGCCGCTTCACTCATTAACCAATCATATGTATAACCAATGTCAAGACCATATTTGGCAGTATCTTTTTGCATTTTACCCCATGCTTTTTTCTTTGATGTAGGTTTTTCAGATTCGCCTAGTTTTTGAAACTTCCATTGCCCACTAGCATCGAACTTGATATAACTTTCATCCCAGTCAGAGCATAAAAGCGCGCGCAAATCCAATTCTTCTTCTTGATTATATAAATCAACGATTGGAAGAACCGTATTGTACAATACCTCATTTAAGTCTATACCATCAGTCGTAGTAAATCCACGAGTTAAATCAGCCATTTCTTAATTCACCCCCTTATATAAATAATTTAAGCGCCCAGCTGCATATCAAGATCAACGAAGATCTCATTTGCACCTACGGCGAAACCAACTTTTTGAGTTCCTGTAATAGCGTATTTACCATCTTCACCTAAATAAATTGTTTGACCAGGACTTAAAGTCAAATAACTTACGTTTGCAACTCTACCAACTCTATCAATTCTTACTTTTTGTGCAGTACCCGCAGCTTTAGTACCAGATCCACTAGTTAAAGCGAACCCATGTGCCCAGATACTATCGCTATGATCAGCTAGTTTTGCAACTAATGATCCACTTGTAACACCAGAACCAGAATATATACTCAATAGAGTTCCAGGACCACAGGATACACCGGCAGCAAGATCAACACCTATATGTGTTTGCAATAAATTAACATCCATTTAATAATCACCTCCTAAATTAGTTATTTGTTCTTGGTTTTAATACCACCAAGTTTAATTAAACTCTTTTTTCTTTCATCTGTCATTTCTTTTGCTATGATTTGATTACCACCCATCCGTAATTGGCTTGGTTGTAATTTCTTTATAACAAGTGCTTCAGTCTCTTCGGCGTTTAATGCATCACCTAAAATAGATTTCTTTAGGATTGCCTGGATACTTGCAGCATCGTTTTCGTCATATTCATTTTTAATCGCATCCCAACGTTTTGCGAGTTCTTTTTCGGTTTTAATCGCGCTTAATTCAACTTCTAACGCTGCGATTTTAACTTTAAAATCATTCAAATCTTTTACCATTGCATCAATTTCAACTTGGGTATATGCTTCACCTGTTGATTTCTTTACATTAACTTCAGATTTGATTGCTTCTGCTGGATAAGGATGGACATCACTATGCTGTTTTCTAATTTCATCAGACAAAGTAACCACTTCCTTCATTTCATCGGCATCCATTTCAACCATCGGTTTCAATGGTTTATTTTCTTTTTTAACCTTCTCAACTTCAACTTGCAGATCTTCAATTGCTTTTTCAAATAAAACAATATCTTCTTGTTTCAACTCTTCACCAGATTTTTTCAAAAGTTTTACATTTACTCTGTCAATTTCTGATTTAAGGGTCTCAAGAAGTGCCTTATCCTCATCTGCTACTAAACGATCTCCTATTTGTTTAATTAATTCTGTCATATTCGCCATAATACCTCCTTTTAAAACGATATTTTTATCGTTTTCTTCAGGAATTTCACCCCCTTTCGATTCAAAATCCTGTAATGATTTAGAAATATACCAACGAAGCGCTTTCGCCGCAGGGTTAGCGGGTAACGCCACTAAAGATGCTTCAATTAAATATATTTCGTTAATAACATTTACTACTTTATCTACTACTACATCACCAATTTTATTAATAAATCTCTTTACCGCATTTTCAACCCTACCTCTAATACTAAATTTATTTAATACACCTTCTTTAACTTTTTGCCATATTTCTGGAGCAGTCTTACTAATTAAGGCTTTAATCCATAATCCTTCTTTTGTTGCTTTTGTAGATTCAACTTTACCTATTGGTTGTTCTGGATCGTGATTATACAAAACAGTAGAATTGTTAATTAAATCTGTTTCTGCACCCTTAAACGCATCTTCAGTAATAATATCACCAACTAAATCAAGTTCAGTGCTACCGGCGTAACCCTCAATAAACCATTTATTGCCATCTTCATAAGATTTTTTAATATCAATTTGACACTCAAAAGGAACTATTGTTGTTTTATCTACTTCTGCCATTAACTTCACCCCCTTTAATCTTTGTTCTTATTCTTTAAATCTTGTATTAATTTACGTTGTTCTAACAGCTTTTCAAGAGATTTTAATAACGCCACATTTAAATCTAAATTATCTTCTTTTTGTATAATTTGAGCAAACCTACAAATTTCTCTTATATGCGCTCCTGAAAATCCTTCAGTTTGTTTTACAATCGAATCTAATGTTTGAACATCAACTTCTTCTTTTAAAAAATATTGCAACATTTCTTTTCTAATTATTTCAGATGGTAAATTAAATTGAATAATATCATGAAATCTACCAGGACGATCAATTAACGCTTCGGGCAAATGTTGAGGAAAATTAGATGTTAATATTGTAAAGACACCATTATTTAATTTCATACCATCAAGTTCAGTTTTTAGTAAATCTATTAAATCTCCGCCGATATAAGAATCAATGTCTTCTGCAAATAAAATTGTTGGCCGTAAATCTCGCGCTAACTCAAACGCCGTAGAAAATGCATATGAAGGTCCCATGTTTGAACAATCTTTAGCAGTAACCCAAATAAATGTTGGTGACATCTTTGATAGAAGTTTACCAGTAAGTGTTTTACCACAGCCGGGGGGACCAACAAATATTAATCCCCGCGAATCGATTGAAGGATCATTTTTCGCAATTAAAGATTCTAGCTTTTTAAGCCTGTCTTTAACTTCTGGCTCTAGTTTTAAATCATCCCACTCGATTGTCTGAGCATCAATAAATTCACCAGAGACAGAAAATTTCTCATTCTTTAAAAAATTATATTCTTTCGCATATATCGAGATATGCTTTTTAAAATCGTTATTAATTTCTTGATCGTTGATATGTGATATAAATTTTAACTGATAACCTCCCCATGTAGGAAAAACTCGTAAAATAAAAGGCATATTCTTAACATTGTCATAATAAAATCTGGTGCCTTCTATTAAAAATACTTTAGATAAATCTTTCTTCAATTTTATCTCTTGATAAATCGGAGGTGTTTCTCCATCGCCAAAGTTTCGGGTTTCAACAAGTGTGTAGTTCTTTGTTAATTCCTGGATAGCGTTAAAGATATTTCCCGCTTCTACTCTTGAGGCGCACATTATATTGATATAGATATCTTTAATCTCACAGTTTAAAAAATCGCATATCATCGCTGTTTCGTAATCAATTTGTCGACCACCTTGTTTAGATATTATGTTTTTATTTACATCTGTGCTATAAATAAATATTCCCGGTTGCTGATTATTTAAATTAAATTTAGAATCTATATTTATAACAACACCACAATAGTTCTTGACTTTAGAGATGCGCTCAATCGCTTTTGCTAGTTCTTCTTTCTTTTTACAAATAATATAAGGTGTTTTATTTAAACTACATCCTTCGAACACTGGTTCGAATGAAGTCCGTTTCACCCCTAACAAATCAAGCATCTCTTTTCTAAAGGAAAAATTCAACTCGTGTACGTCTTTTTCGCAAAATAGAATATCGTGTATATGACATATTGATTCTTTATCTTGTTTCTCTAGTGTTGCAGAAAGAATTATGGTGCCAACTTTTAATTCAGAAATATCTTTTACAACTTGAATAAATTTATCATTAATTATTTTACCATTCTGAGAATAAATAGTTATATTGGTATTATCTTTATGGATCTGACATTCAACACCATTAATGTTCTTTCTTACATATAAAGGAAAATCTTTTTCTATAAAATCAGAACTTATTAATTTCGCATCTTTTGCAATATATTGTTCTTGATATATAGGCATAAAAAATTTATTTAACTCTATTTTATTCTGTTCAAAAGATAGTTGTGCTTGTTTTAAAACTTCACCATGAAGATTCATAAACGGTTTATCGCTTTTATTAACACTATCTAGTCGTAAACATCCCAATTCACAGATAGATTGATCAATAATTTTATCATCTTCTGTTAACAAAAATTTAAATGCCCCCCACATATTTCTTGGCATCATTCTTAAAGCTTTATATACTGCAACTTTTAAAATCGAAGAATTATTAAAATCTTTTAATGTTGAATTAATAATTATTGATCCTGCTTTAGATAAATAAATAAATGGATCTTTTAATTTAAAACTTTTTAATTCTTCAATAACTTGATTAATATCAGTATTATCATTTTTAAGTTCTTGTTTCTCAAATTTACGGTAATCGTCTATAAAGTCTTCACAAGACGTATGGTATGAATTTCGGGATTCGAGAGATTTAATCAATGCTTCATGACGATCATAATATTTTTGAAATTCATAATAATTATCTAAATCTTCTAAAGCAAAAGCAACATGTAGCTGCTTATGCTCTTCTGTTAATACATCTATTGCTTTCTGAACATTAACATCAACAGCTGGCTTTACGAAAACAGTTCCTTCTTGATCAATTGAACATTTGCATTTTGGACATTCAATATACCCCATGCCTTTTTCGGGTTCACGAAGATAGTGAATTTCCTGACTGCAATTTTTGCATATTACAATTAGATCATTTTCAGCCATTAGCTATCCTTTTGTTAGTCCTTCTTAAAACCATTAATACGCACTAAAACTTTACCCTGTTCATCTAGATTGCTCTTAATTTTTTCTAAACATTCACCTTGAGACTTTGAATTTGAAATTACAGTATTTAAACCATCAATTATCTTTTCATGTTCAGCCCGTTGATAATTATGTGCTTCTGTAGTTTGTTTATGA